CATGATGTACCTCATGGAGTGCGCTAAGTATTTCTTTGAGAGTGCATACAAGTGGTATACTGGAGAATCATCAATATATGAGATATTATTTGATAATGAAATGCAAAAGCTTGAGGAAGAATACTCACATGTTATTTCGTTAAAGCTGTATTATGATTCTGGTCGTCTTAGTGAGAAGTCAACTAGCTTGCGTGAATATGCTTGCGATGTTGGTAAGCTTAAAAAGAAGATAGATAAGTATGTATCCAGTGCAAAAGGCTCAGCAAGAACCTTCTGGCTTAATAAGGGTAGTGAAATTGGTACTCTGAATTCTGTTGTAACACTCAAGTTGAATCAGTGTCACAGTAGAAAAGTTCCATATTGTTATTCATTGGCTGGTCAAGCAGGTTGTGGCAAAACAGTACTCAATAAGAAGATTGCCATACACCTTAGTCGTTTGCACGGATTTCCATACTCAGATGAATATATAGCAAATCATTCAACTGGTGATAAATTCATGTCAACATTAGAAGGATACTCAACAATCTATCTTATGGATGATATAACTAATACTGCTCCGGTGTTTGTACAAGAAAACCCTTTAGATAAGGTTGTGCGAGTCGTGAATAACAATGTTGAATATGCTCTTAAAGCAGATGTTGACCAGAAAGGACAAGTCCTCATCAATGTTCTGATATGTGGTTGCACTTCAAATGATGCAAGTTATAATTCTTCTAAGTATTCAATCGATGCATTTTCAATAATGAGACGTATGAGATTACACATAGAAGTAGGTATTAAGTCTGAGTACAAAACTCCAGAAGGAACACTTGATTCCCGCAAGGTACATGAGTGTTTTCCTGGTGCTGAGTTTCCTGATATTTATGAATTTGATATTCGAACTGCACATTTCTTACAAAATGCAACACGTGGCACAACTAACTATATCTTAAAGCCATATGTTCATAGAGGCAACGTCCTTGAAGGAAAAGTTGGAGTTGCAACCTTGATTGAAGTCCTAAATGATGATAGTACTAAACATTTCACTGACCAAGACAATTTGCTCAAATCCACATTAAATTCAAAACCTCAGAAGATGTGTCCCCATAACTCTTATCCAAATTTATGCAGAACATGCAATGAAGTCGTCATAATTGAAGACGTTGTGGAAGATGAGAATGGTGAGATTCATGTGGCAGACCTCCACGGAGGTGTGATGATCGATAAATGGAGAGCTATTTTTGATTGGACCAGTGACTATGTATTTGGATGGACTTTTCGACCCATTGACAGGTTCTATAATCACTATCACAACAAATATCAGTACTTTATGCGAATTATGGATATCTTGGCTAATAAAACTAAACCTATAGCCATTGGTATTTATATGATATTTATGTTGTTGTCATATGTTTTTGCACAGGTATGCGACCCTAATCATACTTACGAAATAATGTTATGTGTCTCAATGATGTATGCATTTATTTTGTTACATTTAGTTGCATTAGTATGCAAACATGCGTACGCCCGTCTTGAACAGTATGATAGAAAATCTAAGTGGTTTATGACCAAGACAAAAAAGGTTCATAAAAAGTTCACTGGGATTGTGACTGTTCTCACCCTAGGATTAGCTGCATTAGCACTTTGGCGAATGTATAAGAGATATGATACTGATGCTACTGAAGTCCAGGGTGGTGACTCTGAATCTGAGATAGCTAAGAAGGTTGAGAAGGAGAATGTTTACATAA